ACTGACGAACAAATTTTTGAGATTGCTAGTCAACACTTCAACTTTATCAGAAAGGGGTCAGCTATAGATGGCATGGGTGACCTAGTAAGAATTGAACCATCGTCATTCGTCGTAAAATCTAAGCTCCCCCATGGACTTCTAAAATTTGCCCAAGAAATGTACGACGAAGGTTACGATCAGGGGTGTTTCGAAGCAACCGGGGGACAATGAAAGCATACAAAGTTGAAGTTCTAGTGTTGGACTTTGAGGGTATGCCCGAAGAGGAAGTTATGCACCTCATCGAGAACATAAAGTACCTTCACCCAACGGTAATGTCCATTCAATCAAAAGAAATTGGCGAATGGAACGACGACCACCCACTTAATAAGAAAGACACCGCTAAGCAAGCCTACGATGAGCTTTGGGGTGAATGATCACTAAACACTCCCCGGACTTTGAAATTTATTTTGATGTCCCCACTGGTAATAAACTTAACATCGTAATTGCCCTCCAGACTCTAATCCTGTGTTGGGCCCAAGCAATGGCATTAAACCTTTTCTGACGAACCTTGTAACCCCTAAATCAAACATGACTAACGACATTCGAAGCCTAATCGCTGACGATGGTTTCGCTATGAGTTTTCAATCAATGGGGCAGTATAGAACTGCCTTGCTAAGCGAGATTGACAACACCACAAGCCAAACGAACCCAATAGATGAAAAGGAGCTAATAGATCTCGTGTCTTCTCTATGGGTGACGGCCAACAGTTTAGATCACTTTGGTCAGTGCCACGAGGTTTCTCCTGGCCTACTTCGCCGAGCCTCTGAATTCATCTCGAAGCAAGATGCCAGAATTTCTGAGCTTGCTGGCGCTCTGGCCTCGCCAGAGGCAGTCACTCAGCCCCCAAACGCACTGCCATCCCGTATTCTGACCATGTGCAAAAAGCGGGGATGGTCGCTCCACTGGACTAGCCGAGGCGCGTACCTGCACCTGGAAGCTTCCGAGTTGATCGAAGCCATCCGGGGCAAGCATGGCGATCCGCTCAGTGAGGCTGCCGATGTGCTGCTTGTCCTGATGAGCATTACGGAAAACGCTGGTATCCCCTGGTGCGATGTTCTGAATCAGACCGCAATGACATGCGCACGACTGGAGGTTTGCGATCCGTATCCAGGGGAGGAGCGAGGTGCCCTGGCCCAGCCCGCGCCTGCCCCGGCGGTGGTGCCGGTGAGTGAGCGACCATGGGATCAGGAGGGGTGGTGTGACGAGCGGGGGTACTGCTGGCGGTTTGACCCGTGCCCGGATGGCTGGTGGTCCTACGGGCGCCCAACCAACTTCACGGGCGACCATGAAGAGTGCTGGACGCACATGGCACCCCACAACGCCATCCCGCTACCCCAGGCCGAGGAGGTGGAGGCGTGAGCGACCACTCAACATGGGCCGACGTTGCTATGCAGATTGTTTGGTTCATTCCCGTTTGCCTACTTATCTGGAGGACGACTCAATGAGCAAACCACTTTCCCCCGCCGCGCAGGTAATGGCTGGAACCTATAGGTGGGAAGACAGCTGTGACGAATGGTACGAACCGCTTAAATCCACAGCCGGGTGGGATCTATGCCCTAATTGCAGAGAGTTTCCACGTACTTGGGTCTTTGATAATGGCAACTTTGCTAAATGTCGCTGTCAGCACAAATGGGACCCTGGCGTACAAGCAGAGAGTGTAATGGAAGCGTGCCTTAAAAAGGGTATTCCTTACCGAGTATACAAAGATTATCTGCGGGCTGCATGGAACGAGCATGTAAGTACTCTCTCTATCCTGACGCCCCAGGCCGGGGAGGTGGAAGCGTGAAGCAGAAAGTACACACCCCTGCAATAGCTAATTGTGCAAGGTGTAATGCAAAAGGTAAGGTTCTTGATTGGGATTTTCGTGATATGTGGCGGGTTTATTGTGACAACGGCCACACTTCAACTAAGGAATGCGGAACGGTTCATCGCGCAATATGCCGATGGAACAATGCTCAGGCGCGGTTCATTACCGCCCACGCTATCCCGCTGCCCCATGCCGAGGGGGCATAGCCATGAGCAGCCAATACACCTATCAACCCACACCAGCGTCAACGCCAATCCAATTGCCTCGCTGGGTATGGATTCCGGCTCGATCTGGGTCAATCCCTGGTTTCTGGGCGCCTTGCTATTACCTGCGATGACCGATCCGACCCATTATCCCCACCAATCAAGCGACGCCAGATGCAGCCAATGGGGCCATTTAGCACGGCCCAGACGATGACCGCCCCATCACAAACGATGCAATCCGGTGAAGAGACCCTTCGCTTATGTTTGACTCCGGCTTTCGATGGCGTAATTACCGAACCTAAAAGTACGGGAATCCGCACCCACACCCGGAAGCAAACAAGCTACAATAGTCATGACACCACACGCATTACCCCCGTGTACGAAAACCCGGCAATGGAAACTATTTACATGGACTCCCACCATAGTGCCACCAGGGTGTGATCCCCGTTGACTTTCCGGGCCCGACATGCTATACTACAACCATGACTGAAACCAACTCACAACCTAAAGCCATGTTCCAACCGGGGCAAACCGTCTACTTGCCAGATGGCAGAGAAGCTATTTATATTGGATTTGTAGGAAGCGGGAGTCACGCTATCCGGCCAATTTATGTACGGGACCCAGATAGCTATGAACACTGTGATGATGGAGACCATAGCGAAGATATTGTCGGATCTGTTACCCTGAGTCTGGAAGTGTATGCCAATCCTGTATTTCCAAAGGTCGCACGACAATACCAAGACCTTGTGAAATTGAATGCTGACCTAAGGTCAAAAGCACAGGATCTTCGGTCAGAGATTTCTTCTCTTGAATTAAATAAAAAAGAAACTATTAAACGCGCAGGAGACTACCCTTGCATCCAACACACATTGGACTTCATTGAAGGTCGATTTACTCATGCAGTTGTTATTGAATGGAATGGCCCCCAAATTGTAACCCTCAACGAGGCCCTCACTTATTTGGAGGGTAAGAGAGAGAAGGGGATGAAAATGCTTGGTTTGTTCGGCACCGAAAAATACCGACTCGGTATTCCACCATATGGACTAAAAGACAGGAAAATGGAATGGAAAGTCAACCAATACAGCGATGGGTCAGGCTCCTGGAGTAGTGTCATCCCATGTTACAACGAACAAGAGGCCCATGAAAAAGTTCAGGAGATAGTTAATCAAAATATTGATGCTTGGAGAAATGGTGAGAAACCTGAAATTAAAACCGACGTTGAAAAGACAAAAAGTCAGTACCCTTGGGTTGAATTGCCTGAGGATTGGGTAACCCACCGTAAGAAAAAAGCAGAGGGGGAAATTAAACAGAAAATCGATCAATTGCAAGCTCAAATTGATAAATACCGTTCGGAGCTGCAGGAATGACTACCCCATTCTATGAAATTGCAAGCGACGGTATGCCCCCAGAGAACTGCAACCACCGTTATTGTCGCCAAATTGCAACCACTTCTCTATGGGGGCTGGCAAAACGAAAAACTGGTCCTTAAAGGTCAATGGTGTCGGAACCACGATAAATGGTGGAAGCGTATTGAACTCCCGGAAATTCCGAAAGACGTAAGAAAGGGCGTAAGAAACCACTTATTTACCTTCCTATCCTTAGCGGGCATAGTGACTCTAGCAATTAAAGGCTTTCCGGTATTCCCAATAACCTTAGCCGCTGCAACACTTGGTGTCATCTTGTATTTAATTTATACATTGCTTTGGGACTTTTTTGATCATTTATGACAAGGTTAGTGCGGGCCAAAACCCCGTTGACTTTCCGGGTCTAACATGCTATACTACAGGTATGCCCGAAACCAATCCCGTGCCTGAACTCGCCAAACAACCTGCCACCCCAGAGGAAATCCATTCTTTGTTTATTGACATGCTATTTAGCCTGGAGGAGTGTGAACGGGTTCTTTACCATTATGGGGCTAGAAAAGCAGTTAGACAAGCCAATGCGACTATTAGTAGGGCTAGAACTTTCCTCAGGTTTCTTAATGACGGGAAGGTAACACTCAAGGAGGACACCGTAGAACCTGTGGATCTCCGGAGTTACGAACCTGTAGTTACCGAACATGGCATTGGCATCATTCTCAAATCACAATAAACGCAAATGGAAAACCAACCTGAACTTCTAGCCTCCAACGAAAAAATTGACACCTTAATCTCTAAAATTAAATACACAGCATCTCAGCAACACGCTTTAGACCGATCGCCCGACGAGGGTGAATACTATCCGATAGATGCTGGTAGCTATGATGATGCCTTTAACGATGGTGCTCGGGTAGGTGAGATTGACTTTGCCCGTGAGCTTTGTGAACTCCTAGGGGTCAATTATGACCGACCTGAAGATTAGAAGCTGAGAAGCAAAATGCCATTAATCTACCTGGCTGCACCATATGGCGATAGCAATCCTGCGGTCACACAAACTCGCATGGATGCCGTCACCTATGAACTTGCCGACATGGCATCGAAAGGACTGGTGGCCTTCTCACCGTTGCTCATGCACTTTTGCTTTGACCGTGGTGTTGAACTGCCTTCCGGTTATGGGTTTTGGCAAAACTACTGCTTGACAATTCTTGAGAAGTCAGATCAGCTTATTGTCTTGCAACTTCCAGGATGGCAGGGATCTCCTGGGGTTCAAGATGAAATTTCCTTTGCAAGGGATCGAAAAATCCCCATCTTTTTTCATAACCCTGGCACCCAACCATCCAACCCCAACAATGACATCAACCCCTAATAATAACCCGAAAAAAGCCATCTACAAGTTCTACCAAGACCATGGCTGTATGGGTAGCCTCGAAGGAATCTTCGTAGCTGACCCTGAAGAAGTAAAGCGACTGATTAACAGCCAAAAAGAAATCTACTTTGGCGAAGTCCTCGGAAAGCACAGTGAAATTTCCGGTGTCATAACCGAAGGCGAAATCACAACGGTATCCGACGACCCCAAGGTTGTAAAGCTTTTTGAAGACCACGATTTATCTTCTGGGTATTGTCCCTTTGATTATATCGAGGACTTTGACGAAGACCGGGAAGATGATGACTACGAAGGCGAAGACGATTAAGGCATTGAATACTGATGCCAACTGATATAAAAGCTAAACCCGTTACCCCTTAACCAAATATCTAAAAACAAAAATGACCAACAACCCACCCACGATCCCACAAATTAAAGCTCTACGAGAAAAAACCGGAGCAGGAATGATCCTTTGTAAGGATGCGCTTATTAACTCCAAAGGCGATGAAGCAGGGGCAATCACTTGGCTGCGCCAAAAGGGTATTACCATTGCGGATGGCAAAACTGGAAGAAAAACCAAAGAAGGGACCATCTCCAGCTATATTCATACGGGTGGCAACATTGGTGTGCTCATCGAAGTCAATTGCGAAACTGATTTTGTGGCAAAATCTGGGCCATTCCAAGAGTTCGTTCGCACTTTGGCAATGCAAGTTGCGGCGTGCCCTTCTGTTAGCTATGTGTCAATCGGCGAAATTCCTGAGTCTATCCTTTTGGACGAGACAAGAATCGAGATGGGCAAAGAAGACCTTGCCAAAAAGCCAGAGGCAATGCGTAGCAGAATTGTTGAAGGCAGGGTAGCCAAACGCTTCAAGGAGCTATCCCTGATGGACCAACCTTACATTAAGGATAGTACAATGACTATTGAGACTTACGTCAAAAACTTTGCCGCCACGGTAGGTGAAAACATCGTTGTGAAGCGATTCGCTCGATTTGTCCTAGGTTCAAACTAATTGTAATTTACCTTTAAACTCATGTGGAGCCCAGCATATCTGCCATTGTGGATGAGGCAACCATTGCCGCCCATAAACAAACGTACCCCGGCTCTTAATGCCGAAGAAGTGTTGCTCAAAGCTGAGGAAATGGCTTACAAAGCTGAACGCATGGCTCTCAGAGCCGAGGAGATGGCTACCAGGGCAGAGGAGATGACCCTAAGAGTCTTATCATTAGAAATCAAATTAAATAACACTAAAACCAATGATTGACATCAAACTTGCAACACCCGGAATCAGAGTGGCTTATATTCCGGGGCACGCCCACGGGAAAATCAACCACCTGGACGTTGAACATGGCACCGTATCATCCAATAATGGCAAAAACGTATTTGTAAAGTTTGACAAAGCAGTGTCGAGGCTGGGCTGGGAAGGGGTTACATCACAATCTTGTTGCCCTGAAGATCTGGTGCTGCTATGAATAAGCCATATTTGTTAGTTGCTGGAGACGGTTACTACCCTCAAGGGGGCACTTCAGATTGGTTTGGTTGTTTCTCAACATACGAAGAAGCTAAAGAGCAAGTAGAGTTTGTGGTCTCACATGATTACTACATTAAGGGGAAAAACAAGGGCGAAATTAAGTCTACCCACACTACTTACGAAGTTAAAGGCGGAGAGTATGGGGTCCGGCAATGTGATTGGTATGAAATTGTTGACTTGAGGGAATGGACCCAATGATTTGCACAAAGAGAGAAAAAAACCCAATGGAATTGATTGACCTAGCCAAACTGACCGACCTTCAAATTCGGAAACTAAAAGCTGACATTGCTTCAGTCGAAGCATCGAGAATCAAACGTTATAGGGCCACTATTGAAATTCAGTGTCTCCGGACAAATAAAGGGGTTTGTGGAAATTTGGATAGTTTAGATTCTTTTGTAAATGCTTTGATGGTTGCGGTACATGAAGAGTTTCGCATTGATGGACCTCACGACAAAATTGATATCCCGTCCTATTACGAAGTAGATGAGCACTTGATTCGATCAGAGTACCCCCTAGAAGCTAACGACCCTACTTAATTAAACCTACGGAAAATGTCAATTACACGAAAAGAAATCGAAGACGGGATGATTCTGTTTTGTAAATCGGGTAGTCACGCCTATGGTTTAAACACCGAAATATCAGACCTCGACTTTAAAGGTATCTGTGTTGCACCAAGGAGATTTTACAATACGCTCGAAACATTTGAACAAAAGGATAAAGGGTGGGAGCATGACGGGGAACCAACTTTTAGGACAAGATTTCCTGAATTAGACAATTCCGACTCAGTAGTTTATGGCATCAGGCGATACCTCAGTCTACTACGATCGCAAAACCCCAACATCCTGGAGATGCTTTGGCAGACCCCCGATAGCTATATCTACCTTGATTTTCTTGGGCAGTCCCTAATCGACAACCGAACAAAACTAATCTCCAAAAGAATCTCTGGTGCATTTGTCCAGTATGCAAAGTCTCAAATAAAAAAGATGGAAACCCACCGTAAATGGCTGCGGGATCCACCGACAAGGAAACCAGAGTGGGAAGACTACGGAGTTCCTTCACCAAGCTTGACACCGTCGCAGATCGAGTCGTTTATTGAATATTTGTATCTGTTGATTAAAGATAGAATCGAATATTATCAGGCCTCCACTGAGCTTTACGACCTCCTCAATGGACAGATTGATTGGAAAGGTATTCTAAAACAGAGTGTCCTACCAACGCAATGCTTTGACGAAACACAGAAAATCACAAGGGCAAGTGATGAGTACATGGCCTTACTTCATTCCAGTCAGCAATACCGGGTAGACCTGAAAAGATGGGGCAACTATCAAGATTGGTTGACGAATAGAAATGTCAAGCGATCTGAAATTGAACGGGCTTGCGGGTACGATGGTAAGAATGCCAGCCATTGCGTGAGGCTTATGAAAATGGCTATTGAAGGGATGCGGACCGGTAAGTTATTCGTAGACAGGAAATTGGTCGGTGACGCAGAGTTCCTTCTTGATATTAAGTATGGTAGGGTCACCTATAGCGAACTTATTTCTATTGTAAACCAACTATTTGACGAAGCCGACCACGTAATGAAAAATGAGTGCGTTTTACCAAACACGATTGATGATGGATTAATCAACTCTTTGTGTGGTGATACCATAGAAAAATTCTATCACTATCATTGCTAGAGCCCGGTAAAGCAGGGTAATAGCTTAGATATCAATGATGAAAGCCAGGCACTCCCCAAATGACAATCGAAACTGAATCCATCGATAAAATCGAACTTGTTTTTAACCACATTCAGAATGTTCAAAGGGGCTGCTATAAGCTGGGGCTCAAACTAATGAAGCGTGGTGAAATTGAGCTTGGTCGTAACCTAATTGCCAACGGGCAAATCCATGATAACTCCAAATTCAAAGGCATTGAGTTTGCCCACCTTTTTCATTCAGACCCTTTACTTTCTGAAGTCATCAAACATCATCAGTCCGTGAACCCACATCACCCCGAATACTGGGGTAGCATCCATGACATGCCGAAAGTTTACGTTGCCGAGATGGTCTGCGATTGGTATGCCAGGTCAACTGAGTTTGGAACCGGCATCCGCGAATGGATTGATAGTAAAGCAACTCAAAAGTTTTCCTTCTCCCCAGAAGACCCCGTCTACAAAACTATTCAGGAAATGCTGGCACTACTGCTAGAGCCTAGTTTTAACTAATGGTGGTTAACCTTGGGGCCATTGACTTTACAGCAGGCATGTACTATAATAGAAGTAAGTTCCAAAGTCGAAAAAAATGGCCCGAGCAATTCCCATCTCAAACAAAGCCAGGAACCGCCTGATAAATTCAATGGGTGGAAACCCCAATATCAACATCGAACAGCGGAAAGGCACTAAAGTATTCTTCGTTTCAGTTAACGGCAAATACTGCGCATGGGTGGATCTTTCGGGAGATCCCCACTGGGACATTGCCATATTGCCATAAGTTAATTTGACACACCCAGCAATAAACCAACTACCAACCAACTACTAAACCGCAACCAAACCGCAACCAAGATGCTAATACCCCAACCTACTGACGATTCAACCCCAACCAAAGGGCCAACCCCATCCCCTGAGCAGTATGCAGTAGCAGAATGGGCCGTCAAAGGTGAAGGATCTGCACTTGTTGAAGCTGTGGCAGGGTCAGGAAAAACTAAGGTTTTACTTGGGGTTCTCCCTCGAACTAAGGGCGATGTAGGTTTTTGCGCCTATAACAAAGCCATTGTCAAAGAACTTGAAGTAAGATCTAGCCCAATGCAAATCGGGGATCGACTTAATATTGGCACCGTTCATAGTTTCGGG